TGGAAGTTCTAATGACCACGCTTTATTTCCTGATGGCACTTCTAGTGGTGAAACTTTTACTACAGCAGCTACAGGTAGTGGCTCGGCTCACAATATTTTACAACCATATATTGTTGTATATATGTGGAGAAGGACAGCATAATGGCAGTATTTCAAGTAGGCCCACCAAAAGGAATGGTAAAAGATGTAAATCCTACTGCACTACCAAATGATTTTTTTTCGCACACAGAAAATGCAAGATTTGAAGATAATGCAGCAAAAAAAATATTAGGACATGATATAGTATTTACTAATCCATCTGTGCAACCTTATTTTTTAATTAATTTAACAGGTACATCAAACTTTTGGTTTTATGCAGGAACAGCAAAAATATTTAGAACAGATGGTACAAATCATACAGATGTAACTAGAGCATCAGGTGGCGATTACTCAACTAATTTAACTGGAGTAGGTAATTGGGTAGGCACAATATTTAATGGTAATCCAATACTCAATAATGGAGTAGATGATCCACAGTTATTTGATACTTCAACATCAAAATTTATAGATTTAACTAATTGGCCTTCAAATACTACATGCAAATCTATAAGATCTTATGGTAATTATCTTATAGCTTTAAACATGACAGAATCAGGAACTAATCTTCCTAATAAAGTAAGATGGTCTGATACCTCAATTTCTATACCTAGCACTTGGGTTGCAGGTGCAACTAACGATGCTGGTACAAATACTATTGGAGATGAAGGAGATTTTATTGTAGATGGGTTTCAGCTTAATAAATCTTTTGTAATTTACAAAGAAAGAAGCACATGGTTAATGAATTATATTGGTGGTAATCTTGTATTTAGTTTTCAAAAGTTATTTAACGATACAGGCATTTTATCTAGAAACTGTGCAGTAGAATTTGATAATAAACATTTTGTTATAGTAGAAGGAGATTTAATTGTTCATAATGGTGTATCAAAGCAATCGGTAGCTACTGATATTGTAAAAAGGACATTATTTGATGATCTTGATACTACAAATTTTAAAAATATATTTGCAACTCATAATAAACAAAAAAATGAAATATGGGTATCTTATCCATCAGTTGGATCTACTTTTTGCAATAAAGCATTAATATGGAATTATCGAAAAAATGCTTTTAGTTTTAGAGATTTGCCTAATATATTGCATATTAATACAGGTATTGTAAATCCAGGTGCATCAACTGAAATATGGTCAGGACAATCACAAACATGGATATCATACAATACTACAGATACTTGGGGAGAAAGAAACTATAATCCATCAGAAGTAAGCATTTTGATGGCAGGTACTAATGATACTAAGTTTTTTAGAGGTGATAAAGGATTTGATTTTGCAGGTTCTAATTTTACTATGACTCTTGAAAGAAAAGGTTTGGTGCTTGATGGCAATACTAATACAGTAAAGCAAGTTAGAAAACTAACACCAAGAATGGCAGGAACAGGAACTGCACAAATATCTATTGGTAGTTCTATGTCGCCTAATGGCACATATACGTTTACATCAGCACAAGAGTATAACCCTAATAGTCAAAATAAAGTAGATGCTAGAGCCACAGGTAAATATATAGCAGTAAGATTTCAACATACATCATCTTCTACTTTTGAATTAAATGGTTATGATTTAGAATATGAAGTAATAGGAGAAAGATAATGGCACAAGCACCAAGATATACACCAAATCCTGTGCCTGATAATATAGAAGATTTGCCACAATATTTATTTCAGGAACTTATTAAATTACAAGGTGCATTAGAAGAAACACCTACAACTTTTATTGAGGTTAAAAACACAACACCAGGAAGAAAAAAACAAGGAGATATTATTTATGCTGATGGTACAAACTTTGATCCTGGCAGTGGTGAAGGCATTTATTTTGTAAATGCAGCAGGTAACTACACAAAACTATGATGTATGTATCAGGTATTCCATCATCAAAAGTAAATGATGTTTGGGATAGATGTAAAAAGTTTATAGAAATGGGTAATAATAAAAGTCAGCAAGAGATGAATGTTGATGATATTTATGAAAAATTACTTACAACTGATATGCAACTTTGGATCGTTTTTAATGAAGATGCAGAAATTGTATCTGTGCTTACAACAGAGATAGTTATTTATCCTAGAGTAAAAACATGCAGAATAGTTACATTAGGTGGCAAAGATATGGACGATTGGGTAGAACAATTTTTAGAAATGTTAGAAGAATGGGCATTAGAAAATAATTGTGAAGCTATGGAAACAGCTTGTCGTAAAGGATTTATTAAAAAATTAGAGAAGTTTAATTATGAACATACATATACAATACTTACAAAAAAATTACAAACATTACAATAGGAGTAAATTATGAGTAAAGGTAGTGGTGGTGGACAACAAGTCCAAAGAGTTGAGCCATCTCAGCTTCAAGCACCTTTTATAGCTGATGCTTTGCAAAGATCTCAAGATTTGTATCAACAAGGGCCACAACAATTTTTCCCTGATACTACATTTGCAAGACCAAGTGATGAAACACAACAAGCACAAGAACTTGCAAGACTAGCTGCACTTGGACAACAAACTACATTAGCTGGTTCTTTATTTCCTGCATTACAAAGTGCGTTAATGTCGCCTACGCAAAGATTAGCAGATCCAGCTTTACAGGGTGTTTTAACTGCAAACTTTAGACCTATGGAAGATGCAGCATCAAGACTTTTGCAACAAGCAAGACGTGATGCAACACAAAGTGGACAACTTGGTGGATCAAGGCAAGAAGTATTGCAATCAGAAGTAATAAAAAATCTAGGGCAACAACAAAGCGATTTTGCTAATAAATTTCTAGGAAATATTTATGGAGATGCTCTTAGATCACAAGCAGCAACATTAGGTTTAGCACCATCAATTATGAGTACATTCTTAGCACCATCACAAACTATTGCTGATATAGGTAGACAAAGAGAATCTGTAGCACAAAAAGGTATTGATGAAGCTATGAGAAGGTTTGCTTTTGAACAAGAAGCACCATCTAATTTACTTGACCAATACATGAACAGAGTAGGTGGCAATATGTTTGGTAGCACAACCACTACCGAAGGAGCTGAATCAAGTGGGCCAGGTGGTCTAGCAGGAGCTGCTGGTGCAGCAGGATTAGCTAGTTTAATTCCAGGTGTTTCAGGCACTACTTTGGCAGGACTAGGTGGAGCAGGAAGCATGTTCGCTTCAGGTGGCAGTCTATCAGCATTAGGAGCTGTAAACCCATACATAGCAGGTGCAGCAATACTAGGTGGATTATTAGGATAACAATATAGGAGAAAAAATATGTTAGGACTAGGATTATTAGGAGGACTCGGAGGAGGACTCGCAGGACAAATGTTTGGTGGTATGCCAAATAGCATAAATAATATTACAGGAGCTTTTGATGGGCCAACCCCATTACTAGGACTCAATGCAATTACAGGCATGTTACCAGGACTTGGAGGTGTTCTTGCAGGAGGAGGATTATTTGGTAGAGTGAATGATATGTTAAATCCACCGAATAAAGAAAATCCAAACACAGTATTAAATGCCATGACACCTAAAGTAGCTGGTGTATTTCAAGGCATGGGTGTAAATCCACAAGGGTTTGCAAAACAAGCTGTTGCAGAAAATGATGAAGATGATAATTCATTATTAACGCAAATTGCATTACAAGGGTTGCTCAACCAACCTGATCCACAACCTATAGCTCCTGCAAACATACAAGGAGCATTTATGCGTGGACAACAAATGCCAATGCAAAGCATAAATAGATTTTATGAGGGATTATTATAATGAAAAATATATTTGGAGATTTTATAACTAATTTAGCTTTTCCTTATGCTTCAATAAGTCAAGGTAAACCTATAAGTAATAAACAACTTATTGATGCAGCAGTATTAAGAGGTAGTTTAGAATTATTAAAACCTAGACAAAAAGGAGAAAATTTTGCATCACAAGCTAGTCGTGCATTAGATGCAGGATTAGAACCAGCAAAAAATTTAGCTGAATATAGACTCGCACAAGATAAAATTAAAACAGCAGGTGGTAGCGATTTTGTAACTGCAACTGCAAATTTAGCAAAACAATACGATGACTCATTTGCTACATTAATTCCAAGTTTATCAAAACTTGGCAAGTTTACTGGTACAGAAACACAAATAGTAAGAGATGTATTTTTAAACGATATTAATTTGACTTATGCTAATCAAGGTGGTCAAGCAGCAATAGAAAGATTAAGAAATTTACCAAACAAATTTGTAACAGATTTGAATTTTAATAAAGAAACTAAAAAATATTCATTGAAAGAAGGTTCTGAATTAGAAAACGATCAAAGTGCTATTACAGCAATAACTAGATTAAATCAATATATAATAAATCAAGATGCAGCAGATACTACTGGTGTTGAACAACCATAGGAATAACAATGGGTGTATTATCATATAAATCACAAACTTTTAATGACATTCGTAATGAATTTAAAAAAAATCCTAAGTTATCTAATGATGAAAAAATTAACATTATTGAAAGCGAAGGGTTTAGTGTTGATGATTACAAATTTGCACATAAAGAACACAAAAAAGCCATTGAAAGTGGAGAAGATATAAGACCATTTAAAAGTGGTGTAATTGGAATTGGCTTAGATTCATCTGCATTAAGAACTCTATATGGTGTAATTGGAGATACAGCAAAAGGGTTTGCTGGTATTGCTTCTATTGTTGCACCTGAAACAATCCAACAGATTTCAAAACAATATTCAGATATGATGCCTGATGATTTTGAACGAGGTGCTAATGAATTATTTGATCCATATCATGGAGAAGGCATTACTACCACAGGTGGTGATTTTGCATCAGGTGATTTAGAATTTTTACCTAGAAAATTGCTTTCTTATTTATCAGCTACTAAAATATTAAAAAAATCTATAACTGGTAATTCAAAAGTAATTGGTAAAAATAAACCTAAAACAATAAATGAAAAAACTGCTACGACTGATAAAGAACTTACTCGTGGGCAAAAATTTAAAAAATATACAAAAGAGGGTTTGTGGTTAGATGCAGGAGTAACTATTGTAGATAAACCATCAGAAAGTTTTGTAAATACAATATATGATAGTTCAGAAGCATCAAGACCATATTTAGAAGCTATTTATGCAAATCCTGATGATCCACTAGCATATCAATATGCAAAAGCTGCTCTTGGTAATTTAGCTGTAGGTGCAACTCTTGGTGGAGCATTATGGGCAGGTGGTACTGGTATTGTAATTGGTGCTAATCAAATGAAAAATACTAAATTTGTTCAAAATGCAATCGAGATTGGAAAAGATAATTTTACAGCTTATAGAGGATTAGATACAAGTAGTCCACAAAAACAAGCTATTGCAGATGCAACAATCGTTGCTGAAAATGGAAAACAAGCAATATTAAAAAGAGCAGAAAAAAATGTTCAAACTTTTAAAACAACAGCAAAAAATTCTAAGTTAGAAGGAAGTCCTGTTTTTAATCCAAAAACAGAATTAGGTTTAGAAAATCTTAATAAGGTTTTAAATAATTCTGATGAAACATTATCATTACAACTAAAAAAAGATTATCCTGATGTTTTTGATTCATTAAATGTTATGAGAGATGATATTGATGAGATGAGTATTGTATTAAATAATGCACTAGGTAAAGGAAGTACAAAAGGTGTTATAGATAAAAACTTAGGCACATATTTAACAAGAACATATAAAGTATTTGATGATCCAAAATATAGAAAAGATTTAGAAAAAGCATTAGAAAGACATGGTACTAATGCACAAAAAAATGTAGGCATAGATGTTGTTGTTGCAGAAGCATCACAACAATTAAAAAAACAATATGGTATTAATGATGACAATATAATGGAAGCATTAAGATCATTAATTAAATACCCTGATTATGATTCATTAATTACTGACCTTTCAAAACAAAATGTTACTGGTGGTAATATTTTAAGCAAAATAAAGTTAGGTGATGAAGATAAATTTATAAGAAAACTTTGGGGTGAATATGCTGAACCTGATACAAATTATTTTAAAAGTATAAATAAAATTGCTGAAACTGTTACACAAATTAAATATTTAGAAGAAATAGATGATATTCTTTTAAAAAAAGGAGCTTATAAAGATTTGCCAGGAGAATCTGCATTAAAAGGACTATCTCCAACAGCAGCAAAAAACAAATTTAATACAGTAAGCAAAAAAATATTAAGTGAACAAAACTTAGATGTTGTAAGAACACAAGGTTCTGCTTTAGGTACAAGAGTTGGAGCACCTGAAGGTTTATATAATTTAGATAAATATGCTGTAAATAGAATAAAATCAAGATTAGGCAATAATGTTAATTTAGTTAAAAATCCTTTAGCAGGATTATATGTTGATGATCCACAAATAGCAAAAGCGATAATGAAAGGTTTTGAACCAAATAAATTTGATAAAGGAGATAGTTGGTTAGGCAAACTTTACAAAGGTTTTTTATATGGTAAAGCAATAACACAAGCTAGTAAAACAGCATATAACCCAAGTACACATCAAGTTAATATAATTGGAAACCAGTTTATGTTAGCTGCAAATGGTATGTTAATAGATAGTTGGAAAAATTCAGGAGTTGCAGGTAAAAATATTGTTAAAGATTTATTTGGTGGTTATGATTTATCAAAAGCATCAGATAAAGAACTAGCAGATGAATTTGAATTTTTAATAAAAAATGGTGTTTTAGGATCGAATGTTAATTTAGGTATGATTAGGAATACCTTTAAAGACATGAAAAAAGATGGTTATGAAAAGTTTTACGACAATGTTGCAAGAAGGAGAGATAAATCTTTTACAGATAGATATGGAAGGAGAGATGAATCGGTAAAAGTAAATGATGCAATAGATGCTGCATATGAAGTTATTGGAAAAGGTGTTGCTAAACCATTAGATGTAGCATATAAAACATATCAAGCAGAAGATGATATATTTAAAATGATGTTTTATAGATCTGTAAAAAATCAATATGGAGATGCTCTTGGATTAAGTGGTAAACAATTAGATATGTATGCTGCACAACTTACAAGAGATTTAATGCCTAACTATAATTTAATTCCTAACTTTTTTAAATATGTAAGAAGATACCCAATAGGAAACTTTTTAGCATTTCCTGTAGAAATGTTAAGAACATCTAAAAATATTCTAAGACAAGCATACGAAGATTATAGTGGAAAAACTGCAAGTAAGTTTGGAATAACTGATCCTAAAAAAATAGAAGCATTACAAAAATTAGGTGCTAAAAGACTTGGTGGAATGATTACTACAAGTGCTGTAGGTGGAACTGCATCTACTGCAACAGCATCATACTGGGGTATAAGTGATGCACAACAAGATGCAATAAATAATATTGTTCCTGATTACGAAAGAGGAACAGATAAAATTTATTTGAGTGGTATTAATAGAGATAGTAATGGACACATGGGTGTTGATTATTATAATTTTGGTTTAATTGATCCTTATCAATATCCTAAAGCTATCTTTAAAAATTTTTATGCTTTAACAGAAGGTGCATTTGATTCTGATTTACTCGATACAGATTATGAAAAAATAGCATTTGCAGCAGCAGATCAAGTTTTAGGGCCATATTTTGGAAGAAGTATTATAACAGATTTTCTTTTAGATATGGCAGGAAAAGAACAACGAGGTGTTCCATTTGCAGAACAAAAATTAGATCAAACAGCAAGGGCATTTTTACCACCTGATTTTTATAGATATTTTGTTAAAAGAGAACAATATGATAAAAATTTAGAAGCTGCTAATAGAGTAGGAGATGAATATAGTTTAAGCGATAGTGGTTATTCTATTACTAAAGATGATGCAAAATCAATGCTTGGTATTAGAAAAAAAAGATTAGACTTAACAGCAAATTTAAGAAGGCAACTTAGAATTATAAAAAATAAAAAGAAAGATTCAGGTTTAGAATTTACAAATTCATTATCAGAAACACTTTTAAACGATGTAGAAAGCGAAGAATATTTATTTGAAAAGTATTCAGATGCTGTAGAAAAAGACCAAGAAGCACAAAGATATGCTTATTCAACATTAAGCGATTATGCAGAATTAGGAATTACTCCAAGTGTAACTATGTTTGATGGACAAAATGATTTTTACAAAGCTATGACAGATAAAAGAATGGGTGGATTTTCAGAAGATGAAATATCAGATCTTGCAACTACACTAAATAATATTTACATACCAACATTAGATCCTTTTTCAGATAATAATATTGATAGAGCAACTGTAAGTAATTCACCATTTTTAAACAATCGAAGATTATTAGATAAAATAGTAAATAAATATTCAAATATTTATGGTAAAAAAATAAAGGAGAAATAAATGATACCAATGGAACTTTTATCAATGTTAGCTAGTACAGTTCTAGGTGGTGTCATGTCTATCATGGCACAGAAAGGACAAGCTGAACAAGAAAGACAGAAGATGTTGATGCAACGTGCAAACTTTGCAGCAAAACAAACGGATAAAGCTAGAGAAGTTTCTGATCCACACACAAAACACACAAGAAGATGGATAGCATTGATGTGCGTATTCTCTATTATCGTAGTGCCAATCGTTAGTCCAATTTTTACAGATGTAAATGTTGCTTATCAGATAGTAACAGAAGCTGATAGTGGTTGGTGGATATTTGGTGAAACTTATGAAACATCATATTTTGAACAAGGCAATACAATTTATATAACTAATTTACAATCTCATACAATTTTTAGCATTATTGGATTATATTTTGGTGGATCATTAACAAGGAAATAACATGGCAAAATTATGTGCAAAAGGTAAAGCAGCAGCTAAAAGAAAATTTAAAGTATATCCTAGTGCTTATGCAAATATGTATGCTTCAGGAGTATGTTCAGGAAGAATAAAACCTAAAGGTAAAAAAAGTGGCAAAAAAAGGTCTTAGAAATTGGGTTAATGAAAAATGGGTAGATATTGCTAATCGTAGATCAGATGGTTCTTTTCCACCATGTGGTAGATCAAAGGGAGAAAAAAGAAAAAAATATCCTAAATGCGTACCATTAGCTAAAGCAAGAGGTATGTCTGCTAGTAAAAGAAGTGCAGCAGTAAAAAGAAAACAGGCAAAATCTAATAGAGGGCCAAAACCAAGTTATGCGAGGACTTAAACATGGTAGCAAAAAAATATCAAAATCCAAGTGGTGGTTTAAATGCAGCAGGTAGAGCATACTTTAAAAAAAAAGAAGGAGCTAATCTTAAACCACCAGTTACAGGTAAAGCACCTAGAGGATCTAAAGCAGCAGCAAGACGTAGAAGTTTTTGTGCAAGAATGTCAGGTGTTAAAGGCCCAATGAAAGACAGCAAAGGTAGGCCAACTAGAAAGGCATTGGCACTAAGAAAATGGAAGTGTTAAGACTTAAACAAGCAATATACATACTAATCATTATGGTTGTATTGTTAGGAATAGAAAGTGCTGTATCAGATGTTACTTCATCAGGCAGCACTACCAACACTCAAAGCAATAATGCTGGGAGCAATACAGCGATTACAGGTGGTTATGAATCAAGCACGACTTATCAGTCAGGTTCTAGCTCAAATAGTACGACAAATAATGAAACCAATAACAGCACAAATACTAAAACTGCTGTAAACCCCTCTAATGCACCCAGTATGAGTGTATATGGGCAAGATAGTTGTGTTATACCACTTGCAGCAGGAATAACTGTTATTGGCTTTTCAGGAAGTTTTGGCTCATATATGGTAGATGAGGAGTGTGAAAGGCGAAAATCTGTTGCAGTCATGGCAAAACTTGGCATGAAAGTAGCAGCAATAGCATTGATGTGCCAAGATGAAAAGGTATGGAAAGCCATGATGGACGCAGGAACACCCTGCCCTATTGATGGTTTGATAGGCGAGAAAGCAAAAGCAAGATGGATTGAGAAAAGAAAAGGCGAGTTACGAAACGAAACCACCAAACCGAGCATGACATGGAACAACAAACCTATACCATCAGGAGAGATCAATGAAAAAGATACTCACACTAACCATGATGGTCATACTCACTAGCTGTGCTTCACACCGAGTAATACTTGGGGAGATGGAAGTATATGGAAACAACGAAATTAAAATAGATTTACCTGAGAGAAAATGATAAAATTAACATACCAAATAATTATTTTTCATATAATTACTACAAGTTCCTTGATGGCAGAAACCACAGGGAACTTGCTTCCTCAACAGTTTTTTAACAACAATCAAGAGCACAATGGTTGGAATTGTACCGATCCTAGTCATAATCATGGCAACAGTATTGTTGCTGCTGTGCATGGCGATTTCATAGAAAACACCATATCGCTTGGCGATACTCTCAATCAGAGTCAAATAAATGGTGGTTGGACATCAACATTCGGTGCTGATATGTGGGGTTGGAATCAATACGACCAAGAGATTCGCATGACGCAAACGATTACAGGTGCAGATGGTACAGTAACTACGCAGATTAGAGATGTTGAAATACCAGGTTGCAATGGTTGGAACTGTGGTGGATATGCTACTTATACAGATAGCTATACTCAGGGCATTAATAATCAATCTAATTTTACCATTAACGCAAGATTTGATTTTTCAGAAGCATCACAATCTACATCTCACAGAGCCATTGATTTAAAGAATCCGACACTTCTTATAGAACACAGTCTGCTATCACAGACACAACAAACAGAGATATCGCTTATCAATGAAACAGTAAATGATATTGTAGAGCAAGAAATACAAACTATAGAGTTTGCACCTATAGAAGAAATACAAGAATTTGTTATTGAAATAGACGAACAGCAGATGTTTGATCTTGTTATGTTAGATGACATGGCTTATGAAACTGACATAATAGATGATATAAACACAGGTGTTGTCGAGATATTTCAGGAGATAATATATGACAATCAAGAGGACTTCCAAGAAGTCGCAACAGAAATCGAAATCGAAGAAGTCGGCTTTGAAACAGTTGAAAGAATCGCACCAAGCGAAACAACAGAATTTGTCCAAGAACAATTCGATGCCCAAGACTTTGGGGGAGAGTTTGAAACAGAATCCTTCGCAGAAACAGGGCAGACCATCTACGAAACCACTGACTTTGGGGGAGAAGTTGAGCCAATCCCTAGCACAGAAGAAGGAATTGGAGGACAAGGAGAGGGAAATATTGGAGAAGAAATTAATCGAGCAGGAGATGGAAGTCCACCAACAGGAAACGAAACAACAGTTGTTGCAGAGTCTAACCGAGAGGACGAAACAAGAGTATCAGAAAATGTTGCAGAAGAATCTTCTATTGAAGTTGAAAGAGAAGATGTGCCTGTTAATGATGATGCTCAAAGAGAAGACGCAACAGTTGATACGGAAACTGAGGTCGCTTCTGAGGAAGTAAATGAAACTGACAGAGAAACAGAAGCAGTCGATAGTGAACAAGGAGATGAAAGAACTGAAGTCGCTAGTAGTGGAGGGCGAGATACCGAAAGCAGTAATGCAGAGGTGGAAGAAAGCAGGGATAGTGAAAGTCCTAGAGCAGTTGATACAACGATTTCAGTAGAAAACATTGAACGCAGAGTCAATCAAACTATTCAAAGAGTAGACCAAAGACTTATTGCAACATCACTTATTGTTGCTAAAGCTATGTCAAATGATAAAATTTTAGATACATACAATTCTGTCAATCAAGGCATTTTTCAAGATCAACCTGTGATTGATGGGGGAGAATACTATGAAACCAGAAACTACATTGATGCTAGAAATATATATGCTTTCAATCAAAACATCTATCAAGACAATGTTACGAAACATCACGAAGAAATTGAAGATGCTGTAGAGGAAAGAATTAAAGCAGAAGAACATCTTAAAAGGATAAGAGGATATTAATATGGGAGTAAAAGAATATCTTGGTATTGGCTCACTAATAATAACTTTATTAGGATTTGCTATATTTCAAGGGAAGTTAATAGAAAGAGTTGAAGTGCTTGAATCACAAAAAGCACCAAACATTAAACCAATGGAGAATGATATTGCTGTAATGAAAGCAGAGATAGCTGTACTTGAAGCTAAAGTTGCTGAAATGAAAGCAAGGTCTGACAACCCACTAGCACAATGATACTAGAAGCACTCGTAACAACAGCGATTATATCGCTTTGTTATTTGTATATATTAGATTAATCACAGTTGTTTACAAATAAGTTAATCACAGTTGTAAACAGGAGATTTTTTATGCCAAAAAAAATAGACAAAGAAAAAGAAATTAAATTTGTAGAATTTTATTGTGAGGGAGAAACTCAGGGAAATGCTACACAATCCTGTATAAAAGCAGGGTGGGAGAAAGATAAAAGTCCAAGACAAATGGGATCTTATCTAAAGAAAAAATATGCAGTAGAAATAAGAGAAAGAAATGAGGACAGGATATCTTCTACATCAGGCATGGCAATAACAGTTCTTCAAGACTTGCTAAGATCAGAGCAAGACTCAGTAAGATTAAATACTGCCAAACTTATTTTAGAGTTAGGAAACTATCATTCACAAAACATTAATCTCAATGTTGATAAGATGAGTTCTAAGTCAGATGATGAATTAATGAGAGAATTGCAAGAATTACTCAAAACAATGCCAAATCTTAACCCAAAACTTATAAATAAAGAAGAAACGAAAGATGAAGTTGTTAAAACAGATCCTAAAGAGCAAAAAGACACCAATACAAGATTAATAAATTAGGGGGTACTAAAGACCTATGGGCACTAGAATAAAGTCCATAATCGAGCTATTAGAGGGGTGTTTTTTTTAAATTAGAGTACAAAATATCAATTATCACCAATTTTTGACAATGCAGAGTTTTCTATCGAATTAATTTTATTAATTATTTCTTCATACTCTTTTTTATATTTTACAAAGTAATTTTTTTTAACTCCCATTATTGAGGATCTTACATAATCATCATAAATAAAATTTCCCTCAGAACAATGAATACATTTATCTATGGAGTTATTAGTTTTAAGAAATCCTGTACCTCTACACACAACGCATTTTTCTACACAACACTCGATTATTGCAGTATTGAGAAACTTTCTTACTATTCCACACTCTTTTAATACTTCTTTTTTTAAAAAAATATCACAAACTTCCTCGAACAATTCATCAAATAATGTGCTTTCGGAAGTCTTATCATCAACATACTTCATCAATAAAAGACTGTATTCTTTTTTATCTAAGTTGGAATATGACAAAAGCATATTGATATCCTCAGATGTGGTTTTATTATGGTGGGTAGATGATAACTCAAATGATTGAGTAGAGGGAATCAACAATGTTAATAATTCAGCTTTCATGCTCTTTGTAATATTGTAGCAGTTCTTCTTGTAATCCGAAACGATCTTCCCATATTTTATTACCTAAATGATGAATACCCTCTTGTCCTTGATGATGATGATGACATAGAGGAATAAACTTTTCTTTGTTTTTCAATCCCATTCCTGCCCCTGTAAAATGATGTATGCAAGGTTGAGTATAAACGCCATACTTTCTTTTACAAACTACACACCCGAAATCAATCATTTTTTTGTATTGTTTAACAATTTCTTTTTTAGGTTTCGTCAATGTCTTTGTTTTTTAATCGAAACATGCAAATCAGTATTCAAAAAATCCTTGTAAGTTTTTGCTTTTGACCTGTAAATTGCTTGTACTTCCTCAAAATATGGATTTGAATCTGAGCATGACTTGTTGTTTTTTTTAGACCATAGATTGATTTCTTTGATTCTTTCTTCTTTCCATTTAAAATCTTTATTCATTTAAAACTCCTGATCTGTCTAACTACAGATGTTTGTTCTTGTTGTCTTTCGGTGTAATTGCTACCTCGTAAACTAGGATTATCTTCTTTAATTTTCCTAGCACATCTACTTATAGATTCATATTTTGATAATTCCTCTATGCCCAAAATAGTCATAAAATCCCTATCGCCTTGATATCCCATATTATTTAATTGAATATACCAAACCATGCCCACAAGTATATCATCTTGATCTCTAGCTATTGGGTTTTCTTCTAGCACTTTATAAACCAAGTCTTTTACTTTTAATATATTCATAATGTTCTCCTGTTTTATTTTTTAAATACAATTTTGAACTGTGGCTTTATTTTACATATATAATTTTTCTCTTGTTCTGTATAAATGTTTCTGAAATAAAAGATATGGCTATTGTCATATTGCTCTAATTGTTTTTTTCTTTGATCGGTTAGTTTCATAATGTTCTCCTGTTTTGTTATGGGTAGGTTAGGAGATACCCACTCCTGTTATTAATTTATCTCATTAAAAGATGTTTTTTAATTTCTGAATCTCCATCTAAAAACCAATCTTCATAATGCCCTACTGTATAAGCAAAAGGTTTATGTCTAATAAATGATGGTTTATTAAGTTGCCCCTCTTGTATAGCTAACTTACATTCAGACAATGCCTTTTCAACAGTATCTCCTTTCCCATAAGCATGTGGCAATCCATTCTTATCAAGACCAACACAATAGAAAAAGTCTTTATCGTTTTGTTTTATTTCTTTTTTCATAATTTTCCTCACTCCAACTTAATTGCTGGTATACCCTATTGTATCAGAATATTTCTTTTTGTGCAACCCCCTTGATTCTATTGACCTGTAGCACTAACTTAATTCCTGATAAAATTTTTTCTCTCTCCTAATGTTTGCAGATTGAGTCCTGAAAAGGTCGCAAAAGAGTTCTGCACTTTTTATCTTATGTCTTAATCCTATATACTTCTCCTTAGACTCTGCCATAAGCTCAATATACTTAACTACTTGGGGTTGAGTATTGGCAACAGCAGTTCTCTCTGTGGCAGTCATCTTGTTTTTCATCAAATCAATGTATGCTAGATCCCTCTCATATTTCATTTCTTGGCTATATTTTTCGTATAAACTCTCCCATTTAGCCAATTCTTGACCAAGTTCCGATATTTTATGTACTGCTTTTTCAAGCATTTCATCTCCAAGTCTAATCATTATTGTTTACCTCTAATTTTTTTACTCATATTGACCTCTCCTCTACATACTGTCTTTCAAATTCTTCTTTTTCTTGGCTTGTAAACTGCCTGTGAGGAAGTCCAAAATAAGTCCTAACTTTGTTGATCTCGATAATATATTTTTGAAATTCTGCCAATATATCATCATAATTTTGCTCTATGTAATCTCTATATTCACTCATAAATTTACTCCTATTTGCTTTTTGATCGGAAAAATGTTAAAAAAGAGTTTTTCTTTATATATAATATATTATATATATATTATATATTTCTTTGTCCTTGTTTTTGTTTTTCCATACCTAATTATTATATATATTATATAAGGGATCATTACAAGATATTTCTTTCAGATAACACGAATATTTCTTTTGACAAAACCAAATATTTCATATAATGTCTTATATTGTGGGGTAGATAGATAAGATCCTACTTGATGGTCAATATCTATCTACTTTTAACAATTAATAAATTAAGGAGATAAATATGAAAAATATTAAGAAAAAAATTAATATTACTAAGAAACAAGCAGATAAACTCAAAAAAGCAGAAGATAAATGGTTTGATGACCATGTAATTATAAGTGGCTTTGGAGATAGTGCAGATGTATTTGCAGATAAACTTAAAAAAGATTTGCATAAAGACACACTCAAAAAACATAAGTTACAAGTTAGTAATAAGGAGTAATTTATGAAATTTATAATTATTTACAAATTTAGCAAAAATTCTAAAGATTGGTATATGGCACAAAATAATGAGCTACCAACAGAAGAATTAGCATATAAACTAAAAGATACACTACAAGAAATACAACCTGAACATGTCTATCAAGTTGTTCAGTTACTAGATCAAGAAAATTTAGAGGTGGTCAATGAATAATCCTGAAATGATACCACAAGAAATACTCAAAAGTTCTCTAACATATAAAGAGGTTTGGGAAACATTAAGCAAGGTTGATGTCAGTCCTTATGTAAAAACATATGATGATAGATTTGGTAATTACATAGAGTGGCATTATGCTAGGGCAATTATGAGCCATTTTTACCCTCAATATAGGGTTGTTTGGCTACCTAGCGAGAAGTTTAATGATGATACTATAATGTTGCATTGTAACATAGAAATAGACCATCTGAGCCAACACTGTTGGTATCCTGTTTATAGCAAAAAAGGTCAATGGTCAGCTATATCAAATCCTACTGCTGATGATATTCAAGACAATATGCAACGTGCTATGGTCAAATGTATGGCATATTTTGGGTTAGGTATGTCAGTTTTCCACAATGGATCAGGCACACCTGAAGAATTAGAGTTGGAAAATCCAAATGAAACAAGCAAGGAACAATTAGCTAAAGCATTGATATTAATAGATAAATTGGAGATGAAGAATGAAAAACCTAAATCTCAGAAGTAGTCAATTTTCTAATTATATTTTTGGTCAATACACACCAAGAAAAGAAATGTTGGAATTACAGTTGCAAGGTAAAGAGCCACAAATACCAAGACACATGATGAAATATGTTGCTCATGGAAATTTTAATGAGAAAATGGGTATAGCTTTTTATGTAAAACATTTTAAGCAGATACCTAAAGACTATCTCAAAGATCAGCAAAATTACATTATTCAAAATTGGCTTAACTTACCTAAAGGCAAGGAAACTGTAAGCATTTCCACAACACCTGATAGTATTTCACAAGATGAAACTCACTTGATCGAGGTAAAATGCTCAATGAAAGATAAGTATGAGGAGTTCAACAAACTTTGGTTGCCACAAGTATATGGTCAGCAACATATTTTATCTTCTTTGGGTAAAAAAATAGAGAAAACTTACTTAATAAACTATACACCGACAGTTTGCAGAATATGGCAAGTTGACTATAACCAAGATTTTATCAATTACCTAATCAGCAATTTAAGTGAGTTTGCAGAATGTTTGCTTAAAGGTAAAGCAAATGGCTTAGTTGATAAACCTGATAGATATCAAGGCGATATTGATGAAAGCATTAAATTAGTTAAGGAGTATAAATATGAAACAAGTTAATAATGAAAGTATAGCTATTTATGAAACACATGACTATTCTTTGTTCAAAAAACTTAATGGCAATAGAGATATAGACAAAAATCATTTAGAAAAAATTATAAAATCAATGGAAAAAAAATATTTGCCAATTCCTATTATTGTCAATGAAAAGTTTGAAATAATTGATGGACAACACAGAATTGAATCTTGTAAAAAATTAAAATATCCGATTAATTATGTTGTTATAAATGATTGTAGATTAGATGATGTTAAACTTCTAAACTCAAATTCAAAACAATGGTCTTTAAAAGATTACTTAAATGCTTATTGTAAAACAAAAAATAAAACATATATACAAGTTAAAAAATTTATTAATGAATATGGTTTTTCTATTGTAGATTCTCTTACAATGTTAAGTAACACTAAAAGCAATCAAGGTATAGATCAAATTAAATTTAAACAGGGCATATATGAAATAAAGGATATTAATAAAGCTAGAGAAATAGCTGAAAAAATGTTGGAAGTAAAACCATATTTTGACAGGTACAAAACTAGATCTTTTTTCTTAGCTATGTCAGAGTTATTTCATAATAAAAATTATAATCATAAAAAATTTATACAAAAGTTGTCAGCATATCCGACAAAACTCAGATGTTGTAGCAATAAATATGATTATTTAAAAAACATTGAAGATATTTTTAACTTCAATCAAAAGAAAAAAATTAGATTATTTTAAAGGAGAAGCTTAATGTCAGATAAAGAATTTTGTAAAGGTTTGTATTTCAATGAAACCGATCTTACAAAAAACATAGAAACTAATCAGAAACAATTTATATTTTTTAAGGTAAGCATTAGAAAAAAAGAGTTGATTGAGTATCTGGAAAGTCAAAACAATGATGATGATTGGATAAACATAGATGTCAAAAGGAGTAAAATTAATAATTTTTATGGAGAAGTAAACAGATATAAATCTAACAATGATAATTATAACCAAGATCAAGACAACGAAAAGAGAACAGGAGAAACTAAAAATGTATCAAAACATTTAAAAAAATGGCAACAAGAACAAGAAAATAAACAAAAAGAACAAGCAAAAAAACAGCAAGAACAAGAAAATGAGCAACAAGAAAGCAAAGATGAAATACCATTCTAGGAGAGAAAATGAGTTATTACCAAAATAATAAGGAAAAAATAAACGCAAAACTAAGAGAAAAGAGAGCAAATAGCCCTGATCTTTTAGAAAAAGAACGACAAAGATATCATAGCGATCCTGAAAAAGCTAAATTAAGAAGTAGAATTAGAAGTGTTAAAGGCAGATTAAGTTATGAAATGCTCTCAAAAGCTAAGAAATTAGAGGTTGATAGGAAGATTGAAAAAATGTTTAATGTTAAGATTGACCAAAACAAAATATTTCTATAATATGTATTAATGAGCAGATGACGACTGCTCGGTCATGGATAGATAGGTACGCATGAAGTAATTAATCATGGACATTCCTATCTATCCTTAATGAATTAATAGGAGATATATTATGAGTGAACTTGATTATTTAGATGAATGGGTGTTTGTAACCACACCAAAAGGCGAAAAGATAAATGTTAATATTCATTCTGACGGCCAAGAAGATACTATCGGGATACATTTATATGAAATGGAAACCACTAACGAGGGCTATGATCAAACTTGCTCTTGGCCTTATGATTCAATAACCATTAATAAATTGAGAGGGGATATAAATGGTAGATAGAGTAAAAATTACAGGCATAGATGTTTATACTATTTCTAAAATAATAGACTTAGATGATTTTGAACATAGAGATACTATTTTAGATGACAGATACTCCGAAAAAGATATCGGTATGATGAAAGATATAATAGATAATGAAATTTATTATTTGGGAAAAGAATTTTTTAGAAAGTTTGACGCAAATTGCGGTCATTGGGAAATAGAAGAATTAGATTATACATATGGAAATGATTTAAAAAAAATACCAATAAAGGAAACAAATGAGTAAATTAAATAAAATAGAGGGATATTGTTTAGAGGTCTTGAAGAAATCTCAGAAGTTTCTAAGCGATCCAAAAAATAATGACTACATAGATGTAAACACACACCATGAGAGATCAGAAATAGTCAAAGATATCCTTAAAATTATCACAGAAGAATAAAAATAGATTATAAAAATACGAAATCACAGAGGTTTTTTTTAGATCACAGAGGTTTTTTTAGATCACAGATGTTTTTAGAAAAATATTTTAAAATTCAATCAATTAAATTCAATCAATTAAATTCAATCAAATTCAAGCAATAATCTAAGTTTTTACTAGATTTAATTAAATATCTAAATATTTTGTTTACATATTAGTTAAAATCATGTTTTAATAAGATAACTAATATATTGAGGTAAAAAAAGATGATCGACTTATATTTTTTTGTTTTTCTCTTTTGTATAGCAAGTTTAATGTATACATATATTGTATATACGTGTCATGTAACTAATGGAGAAAAAGCATTTATTGAAGGGTTATTGGTAATTTTAATTCTACCAATATTATTAATTATATTTTTGAGGTAAAAAAAATGAAGATACAAAACTATTATAAACATGATGAAATAAAAAAGCATTTTTATGACTTTATAGAGGAACATGATAAAGAATGGATAAAAGACAATATTGATGATTTGCATTATCATGCTTTTAATACTGATTATTACATTATAGGCACATATCAAGCCAAAGAATGGTTATCAGATGAAGTATTTAATGTAATCAATATTATTGCAGATTATGAAAATATGCACTTTGGTTTAGTAAATACAGATTTTTCTGACCCTGAAAAAGTAGTTAATATGTACACCTACATAGTAGGCGAATATATTGTAAATGATTATATTAATTTATTAGAGGAGAAAAGAGCATGAGCAGATTAATACAACCTAATAGCCCATTAGATATTGAGCTAACAATTCAATATCTAATAGGAGAGATCAGAAAAAACAAGCCAAGAACACCAATATTTGATCTTGTTAAATACGATAGAGATATAAAAATATTGAGACATTTAAGAAAGCAGAGGATAAAACAATGAAAAAAGATAATGTATATAAAATAATAATGAGGTTATCAGATAAACAAATACATACAGCATATTATTCAGCTATCAGTGAATTCTTTGCTATGCACAAGGCAATGAATAAGCACGATATTCCACTTAATAACATAATAAGTGTTTCATTAAGTGAGAATAATAAATAACCATATATAACAGAGGATAAAACAATGAAGATTATAAAAGACATAACAAAAGTTTTTGATGTATGCGATAAACATACAGACGAAAATTTAAAAGATGAATATATGTATATGTATTCAAGCGAACCTTTAAACAGTCATTACTTTAAAAACATAATGACTAGACAACAAATAAGAGTGAGGGTAACAATAAAATGATAGTCAGAATATGCGAATAATAACTTAATTTAATAAATAGAGGATAAAACAATGAATATTAAAATATTAGAGAATAAGCCTACATGGGAGTTAAAAGCAATGATAAAAGCCTTAGAACTTCCCATGTCTAGCTTTTTAAATAGTGATGATGATAACTTACGATTGAAAAACGCCAAAAAAGTATTAAAAGATCGTAAAAATAAAATTAAATAACCATATATAACAGAGGATAAAACAATGAACACAATAGAATTCATAAAACTAGCTAATAAAAAAAGACTAGAAAATAAAAACCAATGGATATTTTTAAATGAATATGTGAATGAAATCCCAATTTCATACAAAGCATTTGATACATGGATTCAAGTCATAAAATACAATGGCATAAAAGATGGATCAGATATGAACCAAAATGTTAGTGAATTTAAAAAATATCTATTAAATATAATAGAATCTAATAAATAAGCATATAAGAGAAGTAATAAGACAATGAAAAACTTTTTAATAAATTGTGTAATAAATGATGTAGAAACACAAACAACATGCGATTTTAATACTTTATATGAAGATGATAGTTTTAAGGAATTGGCTAAAAAACTATGTAAAAATATCAATGAAAATAATTATTCTGATATATCTACAAAACTATCAGAATATGCAAATAATAACTTAATTTAATAACCATATATAACTATAAAAGACTTATTTTTCATTGAATAGGCCTTTTTTTTATATATTTGTTTGACAATCAAGATATTTTGTCTTAATATACTCATATGTTAGATAAAATTAAAAATCTTACAGATAGTAAAGAAAAATCTGTTTATTATGCAGTAATACAAGTATCATTATCAAAAAATAAAGATAATGAAGTACTAAACATTGATAATATTTTTTGTGATAAACATCACATTTTTATTAATGAAAGTTTAGCTGATAAATTCTGCGATCATGCGAATAAATCAGAAAAATTATCATATCAATGGTTAGTACAAGAAATTGTATTAGATCAATAATAATAAGTAAAAAAAAGCCCTCATATAGAAATATATGGGGGTTTTTTCTTGTCTAGTTTTATTGTCTAGTCTAATAATAAATAAAGTCGCCAATAACTCCTAATGGCTTGTTATGATAAGCACATATATATAGATAGATCAATAAACATATCATTTATTAAGCCTTTACCATTAGACAATTAACCTCTAATTCTGTAAATTAAAAACGTTGTTGTACTCTCACACTCTCATATATATATTTTCTAGCCCTTTAATCAATGCTACTACTATCTACCTATTACTAATCAATAAAAACTCTATAAAATAACCATTAATGGCCTTTAATCTTTTATTTTCTAGCCGATCAAAGCCAAAACCCCCACGAGCCAAAGGGCATGTATATATATATCTATCCATACTATGGTGGGAATATTAAGTCTATTAGTATTATCTAATATTGCACCATTCAATCTAGCTTATTGACATGAGTTTAAAAAAGGGCAATAATGAAGTTGGATAGCTATGTCTACGATACAAGTACAAGAGATCCTCTCAACACTTAAAAAAAGGCGAGAGGAGAATAAATTAAATTACTACAAACCCTATAAGTTTCAAAAGAGTTTTCATCAGGCAGGATTAGAATCTAACCAAAGATTGCTCATGGCAGCAAACAGGGTAGGTAAGTCCTATGTGGGAGCTATGGAGATGGCAGCACATCTAACAGGATTGTACCCTAAATGGTGGACTGGCAAGAAGTTTGATAAACCCATCAAAGCATGGGTGTGTGGTGCGAGTAATGAAACCACTAGAGATATCTGTCAAAGAGAATTATTTGGGCAACCTGACAACCCAAGAGATAAAGGGAAGGGTTCTATTCCTAAACATCTCATTGGAGAAACAACAAGGAAACCTGGTGTTCCCAATGCACACTCATCAGTCCTTGTAAAACATAGAACAGGTGGTTGGTCTAGGGTTGCCTTTAAAGCTTATGAAATGGGTGCTGAGAAGTTTATGGGTGAGAGTTTAGACCTTATTTGGCTAGATGAAGAACCACCACAGGATATCTATTCTCAATGTATAACAAGGACACTTGACAGAAAAGGACAAGTATATCTTACTTTTACACCTGAATCAGGTATGACAGAGGTGGTACAAAACTTTACTTCTGATTTGAGATCAGGACAGGCATTAATCACAGCAGGTTGGGAAGATGCTGAACATTTAACTGATGACATGAAAGAACAGATTTTATCTGCTCTACCACCACATGAAAGAGAATTAAGATCAAAAGGTGTTCCAATGATTGGATCAGGGTTAGTATTCCCTATAGATGAGGACACCTTAACCTGTGATCCATTTACCATACCCAACCACTTTTCTAGGATTGCAGGTCTTGACTTTGGCTATGACCACCCAACAGCAGTTGTTTGGATTGCTTGGGATAGAGATAAAGATATTGTTTATATCTATGATTGCTACAAGATGTCTAAACAGACACCTGATTATCATGCAAGTCATATTAACGAAAGAGAAGGTTCACACTATATTCCTATAGCATGGCCACATGATGGCTATCAACACGATAAAGGAAGTGGGATTACCCTAGCAGAGCAATATCGTACAGCTCATGTCAATATGTTGCCTTTTCATTTTGAGAATCCACCAGCTTTAGGTGAGAAAAAAGGTGGTAATAGTGTTGAAGCAGGGTTGATGGAAATGCTTACTCGTATGGAACAAGGTAGATTTAAAGTATTCAATACCCTATATGATTGGTTTCAAGAGTATAGGTTATATCATCGTAAAGATGGAAAATTAGTAAAAATTAAAGATGATCTTATGTCTGCTACAAGATATGGGGTTATGAGTTTAAGACACAGTACAACAGAGACATCAAAGTGGAATAGAAAAGGTACTCTAGGCCCTGATGTCGCAATAGTTTAGGAGATAAACATGGCATTACCATTAATACCACTAGCAGTAAGAGCAGGTTTGGCTCTAGCTAAAAATAAAAAAGCAAGAGAACTACTCGCAAAAAGTGTAGGTGGTTTATTTAAAAAAAGGCAAAATTTAACATCACAACTTAGACAAGGGAAAAAACCACCTAGCATAAGAAGTATAAAAAATAAAAACTTTATTTTAGGAGCAGGATCAGGAATAGCCGCAGAAAAAGCAGTAGATAAGTTTTATTCTAAGAAAAAAGAAAATGAAATAAGAAATGAAATTAGAAAAGAAATTAAAAAAAGAAAAAAATCCAAAACTGTTGCACAAAAGTAAAAAAGTAAAAGATAATGACAGACGAAAAACCAACATTAGCAACAACACCTACTCAAATGGCTTTTAGAATACAAGACATTGAAATTAAGCTAAATAATCTTGAAGAAAAATTGCAAAAATTACAAAGAAAGGGATCAAATGGCAAAAAAACCAAAAAAAATGACTGAAGATGAATTAGCATCAAAATTATCTCAAGAAATAGAACAAGCCACAGGACATATGAATAGTGAACTCTCAGGACAAAGAGAGGACAATATGAAGTATTATCTTGGAGAAAAATTTGGTAATGAGATAGATGGCAGATCAGAAATTGTAACAACTGATGTTAGAGATACTGTTGAGTATATTATGCCAAGTCTTATGCGTATTTTTACAACTCATAACAATATAGCTGAATTTGAGCCACAAGGCCCTGAAGATGTGCAAATGGCACAACAAGCTACTGATTATGTAAACTATGTATTTAACAGGCAAAACAATGGTTTTAAAGTCCTATACGATGTGTTTAAAGATGCACTTATTAGCAAAACAGGTATTGTAAAGCATTATTGGGAAGAAAAAACTGAAGTATCTACTGAACATTATGAAAATCTTACAGAGATTGAATATCAAGCAGTATTAGCTAATGATGAACTTGAAGTTTTAGAACACACAGAAACACAAATACAAGAAGCTCAATTAGATGAAAATGGCATGATGGTTAGTCCTGAAATTGTAAGCCATGCTTTGAAAGCAAAAAGAACAAAAACAAGTGGACAGGTTAAAGTTGTTGCTGTCCCACCTGAAGAATTTTTAATATCAAGGAGAGCAGTTGATATACATACTGCACAATTTATTTGTCATAGAGTAAAAAAATCAGTAAGTGATTTAATTTTAGAAGGATATGATCCTAAAATTGTAAAAAATATGCCAAGCTATTCTCAATCACAAGCTGAATATAATGAAGAAAGACTTGCAAGATTTAGCTACGATGATGACGCAATACCACCTGACGAAGGTTCAGGTGCAAATAGGCAAATATGGTTAGACGAATGTTATGCACATATTGATTTTGATGGCGATGGTATTGCAGAGTTAAGAAAAATTACTAAAGGTGGTAATGAAATACTTGAAAATGTAGAGATTGAATATATACCATTTTCAACAATATGTCCTTTACCGATACCTCATAAGTTTTATGGCATGTCAGTTGCTGATACAGTCAAAGACATACAGTTAATTAAATCTACAATAGTTAGAAATATACTCGATAATATGTATTTAACTAATAATGCAAGGTATGCAGTTCTTGCAGGACAAGTAGAGTTAGATGATTTGCTTACATCAAGGCCAGGTGGAATAGTCAGAATGAGAGCACCAGGTGCAGTAACACCCTTACCGACACCACAAATATCACCTGATGCTTTCAATATGGTTCGATATCTAGATCAAGTAAGAGAAGAAAGATCAGGGGTATCTAAAATGACGCAAGGACTTAATCCTGATGTATTAACATCTCATGTAACTAGTGGTGCAATCTCAGCAGCAACAGAGTCAGCTATGCAAAGAACTGAGTTAATTGCTCGTATATTTGCTGAAACAGGAATCAAAGATGTGTTTAGATGTATATATGAATTAGTGCAAAGATACGAAGATAGAGAAAAAATAGTATTTTTAAATAATAGATTTGTACCTATAGATCCTAGCAAATGGAAAGATAGATTAAATTGTACTGTAAATGTTGGTGTAGGAAGTGGCTCACAGCAAAGCAAAATGCAAACAATGAGCAGTATTATGAATATCATGCAAGGATTAATACAAAATGGTGCTATGGGATCACTTGTTACACCACAAAATATATATAATGCAGTAAGTGAATTTGTTGCACAATCAGGATATAAAAACTCAGATATGTTTGTATCTAATCCACAAATGATGCCACCACCTCAACCACCACAACCATCTATTGAAGAAAAAGTACAACAACAAAAAGCACAGGTTGAATTACAAAAATTACAACTACAAGCTAAAGAATTAGAGATTGAAACACAAATTAAGGCACAAGAGTTAAAACTTAAACAAGAAGAAGCTGCTGTAAATCTAGCACTTAAAAATAAAGACTTAGAAATTAAAAAATCACAACTTGAACTTAACGAACAAGAACTTGCTCTTGAAGCTGTGCAAAATAGACCTATAGGAATAGGGCCGACCTAATGGCATATCCTAAATATAAACCTGATTACAGCAAAACAAGTAGAGGTAAATTAATATCAAAAAAAATTAAGACATTAAAAAAAGAAGGTAAACCTCAAAAACAAGCAGTAGCTATTGCACTTAATACTTATCCAAAACGTAAAAAGTTGCCACTAGCATGAAAGACTTAAACGAACTTAATTTAGAAATCGAAATCATCAAAAAAGATATAAGTGATATTAAGAATAATCATTTGCAACATATTGAAAAAGATATGCGAGATGTAAAGATTGAGATATTTAGGTTTAAGTATATTGTTTATGGAGCAGTCATTGTATTTGCACTTCTAAGCAATAACATGCAAGAGATATTAAATTTATTTTAGGAGAAATACTATGTATGGAAAAAAATACAAGAAAGGTAAAAAGGGCAAAGGCAAGGGCAAGTGCTAATGGCTAAAGGAACTAAACATTATTTTAAAACTGGCAAAGAGTTTACAGGAAATGTTCATAAAATGCCTAATGGTCAAATTCATACAGGCAAGACACACGGCAAAACATCGAAACCTGTTGTTCATTTCAAAGATTTATCTGCAAGAGCAAAGAAGGTAGCAAGATCATGATGAAAAAAAATAAAAAGAAAAAATCTTTTCCTGACTTAAACAAAGATGGAAAAGTAACTCGTGCCGATGTTCTTATGGGCAGAGGAGTTTTAAAAAAAACTAGGAATGGAAAACTTGGTTGAATAATAAACAATTACAAAATTTTTTATTAAAAAACAGAATTTCTATCAATGAGATATTTAATAAGACTGGCATACCTGCTAATCGAATGAGAGGATATCTCGCTGGGAGAATAACTATACCTGATTATGTATCAGATAGAATCAAACAGTTAGGAGAAAATAATGACGACTAAAGAAGAACAGATCAGAGATGGTCAAGACGCAGAAAATATTTTAGAAAATCCATTAATAGTAAATGCTTTTAATCAAATATTAAATGATGGTTACCAACAATGGATATCAACGAAATCTGAAGATAAAGATATTAGAGAATCTCTTTATCATCAACAAATTGCTGCATTAAAATTTAAACAAGTTTTAATAAATACTATGGAAAATGGAAAATTGTTAGAACAAGAAAGAAAGGAGAATAAAAATGGCTAAATTAAATAAACCAACTCCACAAGACAATATTCCAACAAAAGAAAGCAAACATAAAGGAATTCCTGTAACTGATGTTGCATCAGCACAGGAAGCATTACTTTCTCAATTACAAGCTCCAGCTTCGGAAGAACCTGTAGAGGAAGAAATGCAAACAGAAGTAGAGGATAATACTTCTGAACAGGTAATGGAAAATACCGAATCAGTTGAAGAACCAGTACAAGATTCTAACGAATTGACTGCTGATGATTTAGTTGAAAATGACCAAGAACAAGCACTAGATGAACCTAGTACATATACTGTCAAAGTTGATGGTAAAGATGTTGAGGTTACCCTCGATGAGCTTCGTTCAGGTTATTCAAGACAAGCTGATTACACACGAAAAAGTCAAGTATTAGCAGAACAAAGGCAGAAAGCTGATGAAGAATTAGCTGCCACTCAGCAAGAAAGACAGCGATACATTTCTCAACTTGAACAATTTACAGACGAAGCAGATAAAAAACTCAATGAGTTTAAATCTTTTGACTGGGCAAAACTCAAGGAAGATGATCCAATGGAATATATGACCAAAAGAGATCAATACAGAGAACTTCAAGAAAACAAAAGATTAGTTCAAGAAGAACAAAATAATCTTCAACTTAAACAACATCAAGAAGCACAAACTAAGTGGCAAGAAGAACTTGCTAGACAGCAAGAAATAATGGCACAAAGACTTCCTGATTGGAATGATCCAAACAAAAGTCTTAAATTGAAACAATCAATTAAAACCTTTGCAGTAAAAAAAGGATTTACTGAACAAGAAGTTAATAGTCTTATAGATGCTAGATCAGTAGACGTTC